TATATGATACGATGTTCAATCTACGTTTGTTTACAGCCGGTAGAACAATGTGGATCGGCGGTACAGAATCAGCTAAAAGATTTGGAGAAGCTAACTTCAATTGTTCTTTCATCGTAGTAGATAAACTAACAGCGTTTGTAGAAACATTTCATTTACTTATGGTAGGAAGTGGTGTAGGCTTCCGTGTTCTGAAAGAAGATGTATCACAATTACCATCATTCAATACAAAAGTAGTTGTAGCGCATAAGCCGTATCATGGCAAACTCAAAACAGAGAGAATAGAAGATACATTAGTATACGAAGATAATACAGATGGAGCAGCATCCATCCTTATTGTTATTGGTGACAGTAAAGGCGGATGGGTAGATGGGCTAAAGCACTACTTGAATGCTATGCTCAGAGATGATGTAGAAAGCATCGTTATAAACTACGATAGTGTTAGACCACAGGGAGAGGAACTAAAGACTTTTGGTGGTAGAGCTAGTGGACACAACGCACTAAAGAGCATGTTTCGCGCGATACACAAAGTAATAACAAACTCGCCGCATGGTAAACTAAGACCAATAGACGCTATGGATATACAAAACCATATAGGTGAAAATGTAGTAGTAGGTGGAGTAAGAAGAACATCAGAAATAGCTTTATTCAGTTATGATGATACAGAAACACTAAACGCTAAAGTAGACCTATGGACAGAAGGATCAAATAACTATGGCAATAACCAGCGTTCAATGAGTAATAATAGTATCTTCTTTGAAGAGAAACCTACGAAGGAAATACTAACAGATATATTCACACGTATACAGAATAATGGAGAGCCAGGATTTGTGAACGCTATAGCAGCTAGAGAACGTAGACCTAACTTCAGTGGATTGAATCCATGTGCTGAAATACTCTTAGCTGATAGAGGCGTATGTAATCTTACTGAAGTAAACATGGCGGGTTTTATTGATCCTACTCAACCAAAAGGTTATGATGAAAGAGCATTATTCCGCGCTGTAGAACTAGCTACTCGTATAGGTCTTAGACAAACAAATGTAAACCTAGACTTGTCTGATTGGGATGCAGTACAGAAAAGAGATAGACTTACTGGAGTATCATTGTCGGGTATCATGGACTTCGAAACAGCATTAGGATGGAATAAGAAAGAGCTACAGAGATGGGATACATATAGTATTAGTGATGAATTAGCTGACTTATTGAAAGACCTAAACTACTCTGCTAATCAACAAGCAATATATTATGCTAAAGAAATGCGAGTGCCTACACCATTACTTGTAACGACTATCAAACCATCAGGTACAATAAGCAAACTACCAATGATTAGTAGTGGAGCGCATATGAGTAGAGCGCCTTACTTCATTAGAAGAGTAAGAATAACAAGTAGTGATCCATTAGCAAAAGTAATGTTAGATGCTGGATATCCTGTTTATCCTTTAGTATTACAAAATGGCCCTACAGAAGCGCAACTAAAAGCAATGCGAACATTCGAATTAGCAGCAGAACTACAGAAAAGTAATACATGGGTAATCGAGTTCCCTGTAGCTACGAATGCTAAGATAAAGAGTAGTGAGCAAACCGCTATTAGTCAATTAGGTAGATACTTAGACTTACAACGTTATTGGACGGATCATAATACATCTATTACCATAGAATTCTCACCTGATGAAGTAGAAGCGCTTATAGATATGTTACTTGAGAATTGGGATGATTACGTTGCGGTTTCTTTTATGCCAAAAGATACAACAGCATATCCACAGTTACCAGAAGAACCTATTACTGAGCAAGAGTATTTAGAAAGAGCCGCAAAGCTTACACATATCGAAACACATACTATCATAGAAGCGCTAAAGGATATAGAGAGAGAAAATAAAATGTCAGAGTTATTAGATGCAGATTGTGATAGTGGCGTATGTCCTATTAGATAGCCTTACTTGACAAATAGTATAAAACATGTTATTATAGAATAGAGGATAAGTCAACAGGGATTTATTCTCTATTTTTATGTCTATAAATAGACAGGAGATACAATGACACAATACAATCAAAATCTCAATCCAGGCGATAGCATTGTAGTAGCTGGCATAGGATCAGGTACATTGAATGTAGCACAAACAGGAAATAACGCTACTCTATCATTTGTAGCTACACCAGATCCTACACCACAGCCTAGCGGTAGTATATCAGGCATATGGTTATCAGCAGCAGAAATAGCTAACTTACCTATGACTGGCGCTGCATGGGATAATGTAAAGAGCAAGGCTTTAGGTTCATGGGGAACTGCTAATCTAAAAGACTTGAATAGTAATCATGATGTTTATACATTAGCTGGCGCGTTATACTACGCTAGAACACATGATAGCGCTATGAGAAGTAAAGTAGCTACAGCAATCATGTCCTGTATAGGAACTGAAGTAGGCGGTAGATCATTAGAACCATCTCGTAATATCGTATCGTATGTAATCAGCGCCGACCTAATATCTTTAGAGACGTATAACACAGCTAATAATAATACATTCAAGAATTGGTTAGATGATGTTAGAACAGAAGTATTAGACGGTAAGACGATTATAAGTACACACGAAGATAGACCTAATAATTGGGGTACTCATGCTGGCGCTACTAGAGTAGCTATAGCAAGATACTTAGGTGATACTGCCGACTTAGCAACAGCAGCTAATGTATTCAAGGGATGGTTAGGAGATAGAGCAGCATATCATGGTTTCGATTATGGTGATCTATCATGGCAAAGTAACCCTTCTACACCAGTAGGTATCAATCCTATCAATGCCACAATACAAGGGCATAATGTAGATGGTGTATTACCAGATGATCAGCGTAGAAGCGGTAGCTTTACATGGCCAGCACCAAAAGAAAACTATGTTTGGGAAGCGTTACAAGGCGCATCAGTACAAGCGCAACTATTATCACGTGCTGGATATGATGTATGGAACTGGAGCGACAAAGCTTTATTACGCGCTGTAACGTGGCTATACAATGTAAATAGTTATCGTCCTACTGGAGATGATGTATATATTCCATGGATAATCAATAAGGCTTATGGCACTAGCTTTGCTACTGTATCACCAGTAGCTATAGGTAAGAATATGAGCTACACGGACTACACACACAAATAGATAAGTGCAACTATTTACTCTTGTCTATCGTATAATCATGGTAGACAAGAGTAGAATAGGAGTCACTATGCATATCATATATGAAGGAATAAACAGGATTACAGGTAAACTATACATCGGTAAAACAAAGCAAGGTTTAGATAAGCGTGTAGCTCAACATATAAAATCAGCTAAAGCTAATAGCAAGCTACATTTACATTCATCTATTAGCAAGTATGGTGCAAATGCATTTACATGGATAGTAATTGAAAGTAATCTGACAGATATAAATGTAGATACAAGAGAACGTTATTGGATACAGCACTTCAAATCATTAGGCTACGATCTATACAACATGTCTGATGGTGGTGAGGGTGGATCAAACTTTTTAGGACATAAACATACCGATGCTACTAGAAAGTTGATAGGTAATAGAAAACCAAGAACAGAAGAATGGAAACGAAATAACGCACTTCAAGTGAAGGCACGTGCTGTAGGTAGAACGTTGTGTAAAGATAATATATGTGTCTATGTTCCTAATGTAGCAGATTGGTGTAAGTCTAATAGTTATGATTACAGCTTAGTTTATAAGATGATTCGTGGCGTGTGTAAACACGCATATGGATGGAGCGTAGAACAGGAAGATAAATGAATGTGTATAGTTATATCAGTATCTACAACACTAGGTATACTGATAGTATATAAAGTTTTAGAAAGTTTAGGTAGTTAGAGGAAAGAGAGTCGTGCTTTATTGTGCGGCTCTCTTTTTTATGGAGATAAGTAAGTAATGCCAAGAAAACCATTAGAAGAAAGAAGATTTGATAGGATACTCGAAGAGTATAAATCAAAGTATAATGTAGAGAGCTTAGACAGTCCTAATGATATAGCAAACCTACATACCATGATCCGTAATCAGATCATTATTGAGAAGCTACAGCAGCAAATGAATGATCTTACAAACTTAGATGAAATAGATCCTGTAGCACTGAAGAAAGTATTAGACAGTTTAGTAGCGCTAAGTGAGAGTAATGTTGTCTACGAAAGAACATTAGGTATAGACCGTAAGAGTAGAAAACAAGAAAGCGCGGAGAGTACAGCAGATTACATAGCAGGACTAAAAGCTAGAGCAAAAGAATGGTTAGATAATGAAGAACGTCTAACAAAAGTATACTGTAAACAGTGTAATATAATGGTAGGTAGAATAAGTGGCGTGTATGATACTACACATTACTCAGCATCATTTCAATGTCCACAATGTAAGAAACAAATAGTTATTACACGTAAAGAAAGAGATGTATTCTTCGATGTAAAAGATGCTGAATGGCGTAAGAAGTATCCAATAGAAGTAGAGCAAGCAAGAAGAGTATCAGCGCCTACATTCGATGACATACCAAATGAACTAAATATAGGTGATGAATAATGCTAAAGCAAAAACTAGATGTAGAAGAACTAGCGCTATTAGAGATAATAGAAGATCCTATATGGTTCGGGGAGTTCTTACGTAGAACAGCAGACGGTGAAATAGATAAGAACGTTTGGCCTAAAGGTGAACCATGGAAGTACAGAGGTTATCAAAAAGAGTTCTTATCAGACACTAGCGAGTTTATTTTATACACTGGTGGTAGAGCTATCGGTAAATGTCAACCATCAGGCGCTAGAGTACTAACAACAAAAGGATACAGAACTATTGGAGAATTAGGACGTGAGAAGTACTTTATTGCTTATGCGTTAGATCCTAAGACGATGGATGTTGTACAGCGCCGCGCTGTTGTTGTAAGAGATAAGTTATCGCCGTGCTATACAATCAGAACAGAAAGTGGACATGAGGTAGTAACTACAGCCTTACATCCTATCCTAACTCCAGAAGGCTTCAAGCTTATGGATGCTTTAGATGTGGGAGATTATGTAGCAGTAGCTACACACTTACCGCACGATAGTATGAATAGCGCATTACAGTGGCATGAGCTACGTATATTAGGATACACAGCATTAGAGCGAGATTTTTCCCCTAATGATATAATAAAGCCGCGTTATAAAAAGATAGGCGCAGAGTTAGAACTTATATCAGATAAACTACTAACAACATGGGTAAAAGACTTCGATGGTAACTATAGATTAGTAGGTAGAAAAGGGGCATATAAACATCCTCTTACCTCTCTATTACAACAGCTAGGTACACACTATGCTATGAGAAAATATGGCTTGCCTAGAATACCTGACATGATAAAAGAAGAAAGTTTAGATAATATACAGGTATTCTTAGAAGCTGTTTTTGCTCAGTTTGCGGATATAAAGACTAAAGAAATTACTCTAGATCTACATCATTTAGAACTAGCTAAGGACTTTCAGGAACTTTTGTTATACTTTTGTGTAGAATCGCGTATAGATACAATAGGAGAAACGTATAGATTATCACTACTCAACTACCGTGCTGTATATCGTTTCTGGAAAACATTCATTATCCCTGGTGTAAGTGTGGGTATATTGGAACCTCCAGTAGAGGGAGATGATTTCTCTGACTCATTACGCTACGAAAAAATAACACATAAGTGGCAATCGCATAAAATAACAGACACATATGCCGTACATGTTTATGAGCATAATAACTACATAGGTGATAATGTCTATGTACATAACTCTGTTGTATTAGAGGATAAGTTAGTTCATGCTATAGTGAATAGTCATACTGAGTTTCCTATTACGCCGGAAATGGTATTTGTAACCGCTAATCAGGCTCAAATGTCCATGCCTCAATCTAGATTTATTAGTCGCTTTACAGCAAGTCCATTACTAAAAGACTTCTTGAAAGGTAAGATAAATAAGTCTATTGGTATTATGGAGTTCCCTAGAAAGAATGGAGGCTCACTAAAGTTTTGGATGCGTATTGCCGGTAGTAATGGTGAACAGAACATGGTAGGTTTACACGTACCACGTATTGTAGGTGATGAAGCACAACTATTCCCATTACCAGCATATACACAGCTAATGCCAGCATATAACTCATGGGAACCTAAAAGACAGCAAGTTTGGGGTGGAGTTCCTAACGGTCTACGTAATAGCGTACTATATCTATTAGATGTACAAACTCCTAAATATAAGAAGTATAGAATACCCGCGCCTAATAATGTCATGGGTTATAACTATGAAAACTATCTAGATGATTTACGTCGTTATGGTGGGGAAGCAGATGATAGGTTTCAACAGCTTGTATTAGGGAAACATGGTGCTGCTGCTTATCAAGTTATACCGCGCGAGAGTATTACAATCGAAACATTCCCATTTTATAACCAGAGATATAATAGCACTCACGTAAGTAAAGGACAGCACTTCACAGACATATTAGAACGTCAATCATTACCTACTGGATTAGATCGTATTATGTTTGCTATAGATCCTGGCTTTGCAGATCCTACCATTATACAAGTACTAGGGAGAGATGCTAAAGGTATATGGCGTACATACATCAGAATACGCTTGACACGTATAGATTTCAATGAGCAGCAAAACGTTATACACTGGCTAGATGACTTCTATCATCCAGATCAGATTGTAATAGATATTGGTGCTGGTGGTAATGGATCATCGATAATGCATAATATGATGTATGGCGAAACATACAAAAATAGAGGATACGATAAACGCTTTCTAGGCGTACAGTTCAAAGAAAATGTATTATCAGGATATGACGATGATGGAGAGGAACTATTTCAGGAAGCTAAACCTTTTGCTGCTACAGAACTAGCACGCATCATACAAGAAGGAAGATTACGCTTCAGTGAAATAGACAACGAAGGATTATCACAGATGGAGCGAGTAGCAAAGAAGAAAAGTATCAACGGTAGAGATACCTTCTTTATCATCTCTGAGAGAGGCGCGTCAGGTAAAGGTGGTGCTGGCGCGGATGACGATGATCACATATTCGCATCCTATATCTGTTTTGTTATGGGCGCTAAAGAGGAAGTAGCAAATCCATACCTGAAGAAACTTGGCAAACCAAAAGGCGCACTTACATAGAATGCCCCTAGACGCTACAGGAAGACCGCAGACGAACGATAGAAGTAAATCCATACTGAGTATAGGGTAGACTTTATTTATTCTTCTACGGGCTTCCTACAAATAGATTTATTGGAGAGACAATGACAATCGATGATCAAATCATAGCAGAGCGTAACTTAGCTGCTGAGTATGATACAGTAAAAGGTAAGTTAGAAAAAGCTGAAGAGAAATTAGCACAGTTTAGCATAACTAAATTGGGCCATGCTAAAGCAGCTACAAACCAGCTAACCATAGGAGATATACCTTTCTATAACGCTGGAAAGAACTATCAGCTAGGGTATGTAAATCCAGATAAGAATAAGAAGAGAACATATCACGATACACTACCGCTAGTAAGATGGTTCTATGAGAATGATCCTATAGCTGGAACGGTAGTAAATAGAATGGCTGAAATGTCCATTACAGTTATACGTAATCGTAAAAAGACAAAGAGAAGTGATACAGAAGTAGCGCCAGAAACACTAGCATTCTACAACGCTCTAGTAGAAGAGTTGAAGCCAGTACTAAAGATAATGGCATTAGAGTATCTACTACATGGTATGGCTATACCACAGTACACAACACAGCGTTTACTAGGTAATAAAATAGCAGAGCAGTTAGGAAGAAAACGTTACACAACTATTGATAAAGTATGGGTACGTAATCCAGAGCATATAGAGTTGAAGCGGCGTCCTACAGGAATGGATCGTCAAGTCTACTATAAAGTGCCACAAGATGAAATAGTCTTTATACAGAACAGTGGTGTTCGTATGGACGGTACAGTAGATAAAGAAGCATATCAATATTTAGTAGATAATTTTCCTGAGTATGTAGCTGATGTAAAACGCGGGAAAATAAAATTCCCACTAGAAGATGTACGTCCTGTATATCGTAAACAAAATAGCTATGATGATTATCCTATACCTTTCTTACAAAATGCTCTCAAAAGTTTACAGCATAAAGAGTATCTAAAGAGCATGGATAGAAGTATAGCAGAGAGAGCTATTGAAGCTATAAGACACGTAAGAGTCGGTGACAAAGACTTTCCTGCTGATGATGATGATATTGATGGTATAAAAGCTACAGTTATTCAGCAGAGCAGTACAGGTGAACGTATATTCAATTTGTTTACTAACCATACTGTAGAGATTGAATGGATCTTTCCTCCATTAGATGCGTTACTAAATGAAGCTAAATATGCTGAACCTAACTCAGATATTTTTCTTGGATTAGGATTCCCGCGTATTCTTACTGTAGGTGAAACTGCTAAGAGTAATGCCGCCGATAATAAAATAGCATCGATAGGGCCAAAAGCTACATTAGAAGATCTAAGAGATGCTTTGATAGTATGGCTAAAAGCATTGTATAAGGAACTAGCAGAGATCAATAATTTTGATACGCTTCCTGAACCTTATTTTAGTCCTATAGCTACTACAGACATGACAGCGCTTATTCAGTTTGCTAATGATACGCTAAATGGTGGATCTATTAGTAAGGATACTGTAGCACAACTATATGGCTCAGACTACGAGACAGAAGCAAAGCAGATTGAAACAGAGATTGAAATGGATGTTCCAAGTCCTACAGAGCTACAGAAGCAGAAGGATCAACAGTTCCAGATGGATACTACTAAGCAGAACCAAGAGTTTACAATGAAGCAGAGCGAAGTAGCACATCAAAGAAATCTTGAGACAATAAAAGCACAGCCAAAACCAGCAGCTAAACCAGTAGCAAAATAGGTAGAGTATATGGCAGATATAATACAACTCGATAAATCAAAACTAGGATTAGGAAATGGATGGGATTACAGACAGCTAAGTAATCCCAAATCCATCATAGTACATTCAACCAATGGCGCTAAAGGCTCAACATATTATAGTGAAGCACGATACATATACACATCAAAAAAGATAAGCGCACATTACATCGTAGGAAAAGAAGGACAAATAACACAGTTCCTTGATACAATGCTAAGAGCATGGCACGCTGGAGCAGTAAATGATCCGCGTTTCAATAACAATAATAGCATCGGTATTGAGTGTCATTATACGCCAGGAGAAGGTATTTGGACAAAAGCTATGCACGACGCGCTCACATGGATAGTCCAAACATTATCAATAAAACATAAAATACTCTTACCAGATCTCATAGAAACACATAGACGTGTAGCTATACCAAAAGGAAGAAAGATAGATCCTAGTGGCTTTACTGACACTGAGTTCTACGTATGGCGTAATAGACTATTTGAAATACCCACAGCTAAACCGTTTATTAGATACAAAGTAATAGCAGACATAGCAAAGATACGAACATCACCACGCATAGCGGATAATGTAGTTCCGTTACGATTGACAAAGGGAGACATAATAGAGTCTGAAGCTACGAAAGTCGATGAAAACGGAACATACATCAATGGAATAAATACATGGGCGCACATTACAAGAGGAAAGCATAACGGAATAACAATAGATGGGTTAGGATTTACACATACGAGTAATCTAACCATTGTAGGATAACATGAAGCAAGAACAGCAAATGAGAAACACATTCGCTATGGCGTTATGGGATTACATAAGTAAGCCATTTCAAATAACGAAAGTATTAGAAATACTTTATATGCTGGACTGGATATGGTATGCTATCCTATCGTATTTACCAGAGAGATATATTAGCGGCTCATTATTCATGACATTGCGTACAGTAATGTCAGGTTTTCAAATAGCTACAGTACTTACATTCATAGCACTCATACATGTTATTGGATTGTATAGTAATGCAGTTTGGTTACGAAAGTTCAATCTACTTCTCAATATAGGCATATTACTTTATCTAACTGCGTACATATTTCAAACTTTCCCTGTAGCTGCTGGTATAGGATACTATATGATTCTGATAGGAATAACAACATTTGCCTTTTGGCGTATGGATGAGAGACACTAATATTACACAATGCGGGTGCAATACATATGGATGCATATCTACCTTTAGTCATATCTCTCGTAGGTACTGTCCTAACTGTAGGCGTAAGCTTGTGGTTAGGCATAGCTAAACAGAGAACAGAAAATAAAACAGCACTACAACAATATGGCGAAGCTGTAAGGGATGATCTACTTGCACTCAATGAGCGTTATGAGAAACAACTAGAACAGAAAGAGGAACAAATACGATTACGTGACGAACGCCTAGAACATAGAAATGAGCAATTATCAGCAGCACAAGTAGTTATAGGTAGTCAATTAGAAAAGATTACCGATCTTACATTGACTGTAAAACAGCTACAGTTTGAAGTAAAGAGTCTAAGAGAAGAACTAGACAAGTTCAATAGAAAAGTATTTTATATTAGTAATCAAGATAATCAAGCGCATGAGGAAAACAAATGAACCTATCAATTGAAGATGCAAAGCTCCTATTAGGCGGTATTAGCGCCGTAGTAATACCCTTTATTATTGCTTGGCTTCCGACTATCAAACTACCCGACTACGTAAAGTTTGCTATATTAGCAGCTTTATCACTAGTCGGAGGTTTCCTAACAGCATATATTAGCGGCTCAATAAACTTTGGCGGCAGTATAATAGCAACAGGATCAGTCATACTAGTAGCAGCGCAAGCCTTCTACTATAGTGCATTTAGACTTTTAGGTTTAGAGCGTGTATTATTCCCACAGCAAGCATTAGCTACTGAAGCAAAAGAGCAAGCGAAAGATGCTACTCCTACAAACATTAGTGATGCTAAAGCTAAGGATATTCTTGATCCTAATACACCATCTACCCTTGAAGTCTCAGCAGTAGTTACTAACAAATAGCTGACTGTAATGCCCTATAGTAATATACTACGGTATGTGCTATAGGGCATTTTTCTTTTTTACCAAATCTTTACTTGACAAATAAGCTGGCGCATGATACACTACGTACATCTTATGGCACGGTCTACAGAGAAGCTAGATAGCTTGGATAAAACAGACACAGCTACGACAGTAGCAACAGACACCATAGAGCTTAATGAAACAGATTCTAGCTTCTCAAAACTGGTACTTGACAAACAGAGGGAGATATGATAGGATGGCTGAAAAGTTATTACAGGCAGTTTCTTTTACATTATTTTTAGTATTGATGGTTATGCTATTTTATGCTTGCCATACTGTAGCTACACATCCATATAATCCTGATTGTGGGAAAGGTTATTTCTATAGTTATGAAGAAAGAGCTTGTATCCCTGGATTTAGACCGTAGAAAACTGGTGCTTGACAAACTGATAAAGGTATGATATAGTGATCATATAGCGAAATTGACGCGGAATACAGTAACGGCTACTGGCGAGTCTCATAAACTTGATATGTCGGTTCGAATCCGGCTTCCGCCACCATAAGGCTCTAACAGCAATCAAATAAAACTTTTCTTTACACGAAAAACAAAATGAGCCTAGTAAAATTTAATATGGGGATGCATAGCTTCGATTGCGTAACGATGCTGAAATAAATGGCTCAGTCATAAGTAAGCAAGTGAAATAACTAAGTGCGTAAGACTGGAGTGCAAACCTCCACATCTCCACCAGAAGCGGTTAGCCATAGACGTGTAGTTAGGAATGGCTAAAAATGGTTTGTGGTGACTATACAACGGAACCACGGTATATGTAGATGTTGAACAGGTGGTGAGTTCCGAAGTCTGTAAAACTTCCGCGAAAGCTTGTAGGTTCGATTCCTATCATCTACACCATGAAATGTTGTAAGTGCTATAGTAACTTTATGGATGTCCTGTTTACAGGTCGCATAAAGATAACAAAAGTAACTTTCAAGTAGGTATAGCATAGATGACGACTTGTATTCTTTAGTGAATGGAGGTAAAGCCTATGAAGGTTGTATTATATCAGTGGACAGCCGTTACACGCTAGTTGCTGGATATAAACGTAAGTCCTTATACTCAATCTTATATTTTATTATATTGATTATTGATTACTTACTAAGTGTTTTGACCGTAAATGATATGAATGCGTAGCACATCGACACTATAAAGAAACGGAGCTTTATAACGCGGCGATTATTCCCTATATACATATAACTGAAGCTTATATGGAAGGAGTCTGGTGGTAATCACTATAATCGCCGCTACAAATACATGTCACATGTGATGTAATGGTTAGCATCCGTAGTTTGGAACTATGTTGTGAGGTTCGAGTCCTACATGTGGCACCATTGACAATAAGGAATAATAAAAAGGAAAGGAAACAAAAACATGAAAGTACAGTTCCCTAATGGAATGGTAGTAGAAGGAACACTAGAGCAAGTTCGTGACGTAGCACGTACACTAGGACAGCGTATACCAGCACTTGATGATGGTATCTGGTATAACTCAACTTCAAAGGGGTTGATTCGTATCGCAGATATGGAGACTACACATCTTCGTAACGCTCTTCTACGTCGTTATCGTGAGGCTGTTGCAAATCTATCTACACTAAGTAATACAGAAGTAGCACGCGAAGTACAGAGTCCTAGTGATAAGACTCTTGTAGGACTTATGGCTGAATTTGTATTACGCGGGAATCGCGGTAGACTATGATAAATGATGTAGTAATATCGTTTGACAGTACAGGCTCTATGAGTCCTGCTATTGCTGAAGTACGCCGTAAGGTGGAGAGCTTTATTACTACATTATTCGATTCTGTTGATGGATTGCGTATAGGAATAATAAATCACGGATCATACTGTGACGGTGATAGACTTATCGATATACACGATCTATCAACAGATAAGGATAGTTTAGTACGATTTCTACGCGCTACAAAGAATACTGCTGGTTGTGATGGTAGACACGCAAGTTATGAGTATGTATTAGATCAATCACAATATCTATCATGGCTAGGTGATACACGCGCGCTTATTCTTATTGGTGATTGTGAGCCACATCCTATGGGATATCCTACACGTAGATATGATATTCCTAGTAATGGATCAGCGCTGAATAACATAAACTGGATAGACCGTGCTAATATCCTAGTCAATCAGCTAGGAGTAAAGTTCTTTCCTATCCAGGCGCTAAATCGTTCGGCTCATACACACTTCTATAAGCAACTAGCAGCGATGACACAATCACCAAAGCTAGACCTTATGCAGTTTAGTGATGTAGCAGAATATTTGACCGCTGTTATATACTCACAACATAGCGTAGAAAAGGTAGAAGAATATGCGGGTAATCTACAAACACAAGGATTATTCAACCGTAATATCTCTACAATGATCAATACACTATTAGGCAAAGAAACAGCATATACGTATGATCCATTGATTACTCGCTCTACTGGTGATACAAAAGACTTGAGAGAAGTAGATCCTGCTAGATTTCAAGTATTACACGTAGATCATAATACACGCATAGATGACTTTGTACGTAGCACTGGAGCTACATTCAGAAAAGGTAGAGGTTTTTATCAACTAACAAAGTCTGAGTTAGTACAAGAGCGTAAAGAAGTAGTGTTAGTAGATAAGAAAACAGGTGATATGTGGTCTGGATTAGCAGCACGTGATCTTATTGGTTTACCTTTAGGTCAACGTGGTACAGTAAGACCGTCATATAGTTTGCCTTATGATGTATATATACAGAGTACATCATCAAACCGCAAGCTAATGGGAAATACCAAGTTTCTTTATGAAGCTAAATAGAAGGGAAAAACATGCAAACTATTGTATTATTGGCAATGATCATACTGTTGAATACAAGTAAAGCAGATACATTGTATGATGTTATTACTTATATTGTAGGCGTAATCCTAATAGTATGGGCATACGCTAAAGCTATAGAGTTTGATAGACGACTCTATCAATTCTTTATAAAGTAACAACGCGGGAAATACAAGCTACTAAAATAGACATGTCTTATCTATTCACAAGTGTATAGATACGTGAACTATAGACTAGCAACATACGTTTACCAGTATCGTGTAATAACTGGTGATATCGGGGATAAGTGTTTAGGTTGCACCCGCGCTTTGGGAGCGTGTAGACAGAGTTCAAATCTCTGATTCCCGACCAGCGAAACAAAAAATGAGTCTCGATACAGTCTCTAACAGCAAGTTATATGAATAATATAACGATCCAAAAGTTTTTCGCACCATATATTTTACTGGTGTAATGTGAGAGTAATCATACGGGAATTTCTAGCGTTTACAACGCGGCGGAATACTTTTCGTCCTAAGAAATTGACAACCACTAATAAAGGATACTTCACTACTCCAGTAGAATAGAATACAGCTATAGCACTACGATATATCTCAAGCTTTATCGTGTGTAGGTTTAGGTAGTGTCTATAGCTTATGCGCTTCTCATTCAATGGTAGGATGATGATCTCCAAAATCATTCATATAGGTTCGAATCCTGTGAGGCGTGCCATTACTATTTAGGGTAATAATCTTAACCAAATTTCTACTTGACAACATGTAGAATTGTGGTAAGATGATTGAGACGCAAACAGCTAATAATATTATTAGCGTCTAGGCTACAATAGTAGCAGAAAAGGAAAGGTGAAACTATGGAAAATTCACTATTGCTAGGACTTCGTAAGCAAGGTAATGTAGCGTACACTGAGAATAACGCTGTGAGTAATCGTAGCACGCTTAGTAGTGTGCTTGATTTCTATTACCATGCATCAGCGCGTAGAGGACAGGACAATACTAAGCTTTTTGCTGATGCGTATGGAGAGGATCAATTGCTTGCGCTAAAGGCAGCTTTCTATACGCGCGATATTCGTGGTGGACAGGGAGAGCGTAATACCTTTAGTCAAGTGCTTCGTTTCCTATTCAAGAATGATCGTGCTACTTTCGAAAAGATTGTAGAGCTAGTTCCTGTGTATGGTCGCTGGCGTGATATTCTTGAGTTTGTAGATAGTGGTCTAGTTGTATTCATGGTGCGTTCACAGCTTAATAAGGATAGTGTAGCTGAACATCCATCATTGCTTGCAAAGTGGATGCCTAGTGAGAATGCAAGTTCAAAGGAAACCGTAACGCTTGCTAATAAGTGGATCAAGGCATTGGAGCTTACACCACGTCAGTATCGTAAGGTACTTACTGTTATTCGTCGTAAGCTAGTACTTGTAGAAACTCTTATGAGTGCTGGTAAGTTTGATCAAATCAATTATGAGCATGTACCTAGCCGTGCATCGATGCTATTGCGTAAAGCATTTAGCAAGCGTGATGCAGAGCGTTATGTAGCTTATCTAGAGTCTGTAAAGAAAGGCGATAAGAAGATCAACGCCGGTACATTGTATCCATATGAGATTGTAGGCAAGGTAATGCGCGGAGAGGATAGCAATACTCTTGAGGCTCAATGGCTTGCACTTCCTAACTTCTGTGAAGGTGATGAAAGTAATTCTTTGGTTATTGCTGATGTAAGTGGTAGCATGGCGGGTACACCTATTGAAGTTTCTATTTCTTTGGCGCTATACATCGCAGAACGCAATAAAGGTGCTTTCCATAACTACTTCATGGTATTCAGTGGTACAAGTGAGCTTATCAAGGTAAAGGGTAAGACCTTGCGTGATAAGATCAATCATATCAAGGCTAGTGACACCACATGGGGTCAGAATACTAATCTACAAGCGGCATTTGATAGTATTCTACGCGCAGCTATGGTAAACAAAGTTCCTGCTAATGAAATGCCTAAGAACCTTTTCATTATCAGTGATATGCAGTTTGATAGTAGCGGATGCCAGCGTACTAACTTCGACGCAATGAAGAATAAGTTTGAGCGTGCTGGATATACACTTCCTACTGTTGTATTCTGGAATGTGGCGAGTCGTGTAAACGAAGCTCCAGTAACGATGGATACAAGAGGCGTATTTCTAGTAAGTGGCGCTTCTCCTAGCATTTTCAAGGCAGCTATCAACGCTAGAGCAACAAATCCTATGGAAATGATGCTTGAAGTATTGAATAGTGATCGCTACGCAGCAGTAGAAGAGGCATTACGGTAAGTAATAGAAAGGTAGAGCGGTAAAGATAATATCAAAGCCGCTCTATACATCTGGCGCATACAGCAAACAAAAATAACAATTGGTTTGATTCCAATAGTCCTTTCGAGGATTACGCCTAATGATAGGGCAACAGACTCATAATCTGTCAAAACAATGCGCCTAGTACATTGTAGTGTATTTTAATGGTAGAAAACCTGTCTCTGAAACAGGACGATGTAAGTTCGAATCTTACCACTACAGCCATAATAGAATGCCCTACAAGGGCCATAGGAAGCCTTTAGAGAGGCGATAGGTTCAAAGCCTTGCCTTATATAGATTGACAAAAATAATAGCTTAGAAAGGCTCTGGTGAATAAATATGAATAGTACCGTATTATATTTTACACAGGAACGTTACGATTACTACGTTTTAGGTAGTATAGTCATACATAATAGTAGACCTATTCGAGTAACTAGTAAAGCGTTACGTCCTGAGTTTGGGGATTATTTCGAGATCACTTATTATTACGTATAATAGTAGACAGTTTCAAATTACCTATTGACATTGGAAAATAAGCATGATATAGTTCCTCTAACGAAACGAACACTATAGAGAAAGGAAACACAAACAGATGAATCGTGAAACGGCTAGTGGTTGTGGTTGTATTGGATGGCTTATGCTCCTAGCGTTCAATCTTACAATCGGCGCTATGTCAGTCAGTTATCTTCTAGGTGTATGGCTTCAAAAGGATATTCCGTGGTGGGGAGATGTACTGATTGGAATGATTGGAGCTGAGATCAGTGTACCAGCGGCAGTTATTACTTGGTTACTACATTATTTCGGCGCTGTATAAAGAAAGGAAAACAATATGGGCTGTGGAACAATCATAGTTATTGGTATTATAGCATGGGCTGTAGTAGAGTTAAAACGAATCAGCCAAAAGTCGTAGAAATTGCCTATTGACAAATGAAGAAAGATCGAGTATAGTGAACACATAGCGGAAACGTAATAGCGAAATGGAGAAAGCAATGAAGATTGTATTCAAGATGAAGCGTGGCACTATTCGCATTGGTAAGAACATTTGGCTTGCTAGTCAATATACCTAATAGATATAACAGTTCTCCGCATAAGATATAGCTGAATGCGGAAAGATACGAAGCCAGCGTAACAAAACGGCTGAGTAAAGACTTTGCAGTATGTTTGTATAAACTGTGGTGTGCTATATCACGATATAGCTAGTAGCCTGTAACTAGGGGTTACACAAAACAGGCTGTATGCTCCATTCGTACAACGGTTAGTATAGAGGTTTTACATACCTTTGACGGCAGTTCGATTCTGTCATGGAGTACCACGAAGAGATTGTGAGTAGCTGTAGACTGAAACTCTCAAGTATAAAGTGCGGCGTTATATTCGAAAGGTCTATGCTGACCACATAGGCATAATAAGAATAAGGCTTCTGGTCAAGGCTTATGCACAGCGCGTTCAGCTAAGTGTGTAGCAATGCATTTTATACAAATCTATTTATGCAGCATTAGTTTATCGGTGAAAACCCGTATCTTATAAATACGTGTGGGTAGTTCGACTCTACCATGCTGTACCATTGCTACTTAGCACAATTGGTAGTTGCGGGTGACTGTTAATCACTTGGTTATAGGTTCGAGTCCTATAGTAGCAGCCAACAATGGCGGTTTTGATACTTTATCGTCTATATAAACACAAAGTATCATAAGCACCTATAGCTAAACTGGATAAAGCAATTCGCTACGAACGAAAAGATTGTGGGTTCAAATCCTGCTAGGTGTACCAAATGCTAAATTGGCGGAAATGGAATACGCGATAGTTTCAAAAACTATTACCAGTGATGGATTAAGAGTTCGAGTCTCTTATTTAGCACCATTAACTTTTATGGAGGGACGAATAATGCATGTATTTATTGTGCGCGTGATTATTCCTGATGGGAAAAATAAAAACACGGTTGAAGAAGAATATACAGCGGCGTCATACTACAAAGATGAAAATAATAACCTTATCCTTGTAGATGAAAATGGAAACCTAGTTGTAGATATCCATACCTATAACTGGTTGAGTATCAAGCCTAAATAAAAGTTAATATGCTGGTGAAGCTATAATGGCATAGCAGCGGTCTTTTAAACCGAAGACAGTAGGTTCGATTCCTATCACCAGTACCAATAGTTTCTACATTCTGTGAACTAAAAATGTAGCGTTAGGGGAAAACGTAAAAGTCTACCGCGTATAATATACGGTAATCTACGAAATGAAAACAGGTATCCGTAACTATCCCCTAATGGCTGAAATAGGCAACAGCACATCATGTGAATGATGGTAGTTATTCTATGGTAGATGGTGGAGTGTACAGTACACCAGTAGAGTAAATAACTTGGTAGTTCGAATCTACGACTGAGGGGGCCAAATCGGTATGTATTCCAACGGCAGAGAAAGCACGCTAAGAACGTGTATAGTGATGGTTCGAATCCATTCATACCGACCAAAGATAGGTAATACTATCCCACAAGCATAGAAACGGCTAATGTGAGCTAGAAGTACGTCTGATACGGAAAATAGCAAGAGAGGATGCTGAGATAAGAAAGTGCGTGCTTGTTAGAAATCAGCTTACTAGTTGCAACACTCATATAGACCTAATCAGGCGATTCTAGTAATAGATGAAGTTATGAGATGTAAGCGGATGGGAGTAAATGTTATAGGAACGGTATTAGTGTGGAGAGGCGACTACCGCGCTATGGAATGCTGACAGAACCGAACAACTGTCTTACTATAACAAGTGTCGTACACTTTTAGGATGTATGTGTCAAATCCTATGGTAGTGCGGTGTATAAACGCGCTTACGTGTGATAGGTTCGTACTAAAGCCGCTTACATTATTAAGGATATACAATGAACAGAAACGGTAAACTATCTCTACAGCAAGGCGCTTTAGGTGAAGCGGCTGTATTGAAAGAACTTATAAAACAAGGTTATACAATATTTACGCAGTTTAGTGGGCATTCACCTTTTGATTTAGTAGCTTATAAAGATTCTATGTTATTTAGAGTTTCAGTAAAATCTACTATTGTTGATGAAGGCTATCCATCTTGGAGAGTAAATCTATATCAAGGATCACATGGTAAGTTTACTGGCTTTGATAAAACATCTGCTGATATATTAGCTGTGTATATTGTTCCAGAAGACAGAGTAGTATTGTTTGATACTAATACTATAACTAATATAAGAAGTATTAGTATACCAAAGGAAGACAAATGAGCAATAGGTATGTGGATAAACTAAAACAAGAGTCACTACAAAGACTTACTGAAAAAGTTATATCAGAGATTATCAACACAGCTTTTTATATTGTTTGGTTGATAGTAACAATAACCTTTGTTTATCTGGTGCGCGATAGTTTACAACAAACGGTACTTATAGCTCTTATTTCTGCTATAAGTATTTATCTAAAAGAGAAGAAATAACACCATATGTTCCTATAACTATTTATATCACACGTATAATAAGAAGTTGAAACAGTTCATTACTGTGTAGGAACACCAAAGAATAATAACTGTGATGAA